GAGTTCTCGCGCTACATCTGCGCCAGGACGGGCGAGGAGACGGGCAATTGGTTAGACATGGCCATCGCCTGGACGCCGACCGAGATCGACTGGGCGGCCCTGCGCGGGCGGCGGGCGTGGGTCGGACTCGATCTAAGCAAGAGCCTCGACCTGTCGGCGCTGGTGGTGGCGGTTCCCCTGGACGATGGGCGGGTGGCGCTCCGCGGGAACTACTGGTGGCCGTCCGAGGACGTGCGGCAACGGGAGCTGGACTACCGCCTACCCGTCAGGAACTGGGCGGCCAAGGGGCACGTGGAACTGACCGTCGGCCGCGAGATCGACTACACGCGGATCATGGCCACGCTTGAGGCGCTCGCCGGCGAGTTCCAGATAGCGAGCGTGGCCTACGACAAGTGGGGCGCGAAGATGTTCGCCGAGCAGGCGGTCAGCAAGGGCCTGCCGCTGGAGACCTACTCGCAGGGCATCGCCACCATGGGTCCGGGCTGCCAGCTCTTCCAGCAGCTCTGGGTAGGCCGCAAGTTCGTCGTGGGCGATGACCCGATCCTGCGGAACGCCTGCGCGGTGGCGGTCCCGATCCGCGACACGAACGGCAACATAAAGGTCAACAAGTCTAAGCGCACCCACATCATCGACCCGTTGGTCGCCGCCATCATGGCCGTGCACGCCTGGGGCGGCGAGACCGCGTCGAGCTGGGAGTTCCTGCGGAACGCCGATATCTGACCTTCGGTGATTAGGACAGGGGCACGCTCTTGCGCAGCACGGATGATCCGTGCGTGGCGCTCGCTGACCTCATCGCCAACTTGTTCCGTCGGAACTACTCGACCACGCTGCTGACCGGCAGCGCGATGTCGGTGCCGACGGTTGGCCCGCTGTCGGCCCTGCGCTACACGCCCGTCTACCGCGCGGTCACGCTCATCTCGGGCGACATCGCGCGGCTCGACTGCGAGCTGTCGGCGCCCGTCGCGGACACCCTGTGGCGCAACCCATCGACCTGGTGGAACGCGTTCGAGTTCCGCCGGGCGCTGATGATGAACGCGCTGCTCTACGGGAACGGCTTCGCGCTCATCAACCGCACGAAGGGCGGCGAGCTGCTGGAGCTGTTCCTGCTCGACAACGACAACGTGTCGCTCGACGTGACGCGCGGGACGCCGACGTACACCATCCGCGGTTACCCAGACATCCCCGCGTCGGACGTGCTGCACGTGCGCGCGCCGTCTACAAGCGGCCTGTGGGGCGAGTCGCCCATCAACCTGTGCCGCACGTCCATCCAGATCCTGGCGAGCCAGGAGGCGATGGCGCTGACCGCGTACCAGAACGCCGGCAACCCCAAGATCGCCATCATCCATCAGCGCCAGATTGACGAGGCGCTGATGCAGAAGGTGGAGAACTACTACATGAAGCGCCACGGCGGCGCCGAGAACGCGGGCAAGCCCGTGGTGCTCGGCGACGGCGTGAAGATCGAGCGCATCTCGTCGACCGTGGATGACACGGGCCTTGAAGCCGCGCGGCGCTACTCGATCGGCGACGTGTCGCGCCTGTACGGCGTGCCGGCGTCCTACCTCTCCGAGAACGTCGGCAGTTCGTACGGCTCGATGGAGTGGCTGTCCAGGATGTACGTGGACGGATGCCTGCAGGCGTGGATGTCGGCGCTCGCGTCCGAGCTGCGCTCGAAGCTGATGTCGCCGTTTGATTCGGTCGTGTGGGACACGGACGCGCTGATCCGCCCAGGCATCGCCGAGCAGATGGCGGCGCTCCGCACGGGCGTCGAGGGCGGATTCCTCACGCGAAACGAAGCGCGCGCTCGGCTCGACCTCGAGCCCCTCGAGGGCCTCGACGAGCCCACGCTCGCGCTCAACGTCGGCACGGGCGGCGGCAGCACGAACATCGGCGAGGACACGTCCGAGTCGGAGGGCACCCCGAATGATTTCTAGGCGCGCGATGGGGGAGCTGGAGCAGGGCGAAGGGCGGCAGCTCGTCGGCATCGCCGTGCCCTACAACCGCTGGTCCAACGAGATCACCGAGCCAGGCGTCCGCGGCACGTTCCAGGAGCGCATCGCGCCCGGAGCGTTTGGCGACCTCGCCGACGCCGACATCAAGCTGCTTTGGAACCACGAGCCCGGCGCGCTGCTCGCGCGCACGAAGAGCGGAACCCTCAGGATCAAGGACACGGCGAAGGGCCTGCGGTTCGAAGCGGACCTTCCCGAGACCACGCTCGGCAACGACGTGCGCGCGCTGATGGCGCGCGGCGACCTTACGGGCGAGATGAGCTTCGGCTTCTACGCCGAGGCCGACGAGTGGAACGACAAGCGCACGCTGCGCACGGTCACGAAGGCACGGCTCGTCGAGCTGTCCGTGGTCGTGGACGCGGCGTACGGAGACCGCACAAGTTCGTCGCTACGGAGCGTTTCCGAGCGCGACAGGATGGCACGCGCGCTTCGATTGCGCGAACTGAAAGGACTGGCAAGATGGATCTGAAGACGAAGATGGAGGAGCGTAAGAAGCTCCTGACCGACATGCAGGCGCTCAACGACCGCAAGGATTTCGGCGGGCTTGAGCGCGAGCAGTGGGACAAGATGGACGCCCGCTACACCGAGCTCGACCGCGAGATCGAGACGGCCCAGCGCGCCGCGCGCATCGACTCCGAAATGCGCAAGCCGGTGCACGAGATCGCGCCGCTCGCCGTGCGCGCCGCCGAGAAGGCGGTCGCCGCGGACTTCTCCGCGTCGGCTGAGTACCGCACGGCGTTCGGCAAGGCGCTCCGCACGGGCGACATGGCCGAGATCCGCGCGCTGAACACGGGCAGCGCCAACGCCCCGATGCCCGTCGATATGCAGCGGCGCATCTGGGAGCTCATGATGAAGGAGACCCCGCTCCGCGGTCTCGCGCGCGTGTTCAACGTGGCGACCGACCAGCAGATCACCGTGGAGACCGCGATTCCCACCGGCTACCTGGTCGACGAGTCGACTTCGGCTGTCGAAGCCTACGCGGCTCCAACCAACACCGTCACCGAGTCCACCGGCACCTTCGGCCGCAAGACCATCGGCGACTTCACCTACGCCGTCCGCTCGAAGGTCACGTACCAGGCGTACAACGACTACATTAACGGCGGCAGCTACCTCGCCAACAAGGTGGCCCAGGCGCTCGCGCAGACCGAAGAGGGGTACCTCATGACCGGCGACGGCTCGGCCAGCGCGACGGGCAACCCCGCGCAGCCGAACGGCGTGGTCACGCAGATCAACGCCGCCGACAACAAGTTCACGTTCACCGGCGGCACGACCGGCCAGGGATGGACGGGCCTCACCGCGGACGCCGTGATCGACACCGCGCACCTCGTCAGCCCGCAGTACCGCCGCGGCGGTTCGCTGCGCTGGATCATGGGCGACACGGCCGCCAAGGAGATCCGCAAGCTCAAGGACGGCTCGAACCGTTACCTCTGGCAGGTGTCGGACAACGTCGCCGAGGGCCTGACCAACGGCATCAACGGCAGCCTGTACGGCATTCCCGTCGTGGTCTCGCAGTTCATGCCGACCGCCACCACCGCCCAGTCGGTCGCGTTCATCGTGGGCGACTTCTCGAACGTCGAGATCTACGACCGCGGCCCGGTCGAGTTCATGCTCGACCAGTACACCGAACTTGCGAAGCTCAACGTGTTCCTCCAGACCTGGAAGCGCAGCGACCTGACCGTCATGGTCGGCGCGTCGGGCTACCGCCCGTTCGCCCACGCTGAGTTCAAGTGAGCGCATCTTTCCCCGTGGGGTTTGCCGCCGAAAGGCGGCCGACCCTTTTCCATGTCGATCCCCCTGAGCACAATCAAGACCGCGCTGAAGATCGACTACAGCGACGATGACGCCGACCTGATCAGGCTCAGGGAGACGGCGACTGTGTTCGTCGAGAAGCGCACGGGCCTCGCGCTGCAGCCGCGAACCGAGGCCCTGTACCTCGCCTACTGGACGGACAGCCTGATCCCCGTGGCGCCCTACACGGGCATTACGCACGTCCGTTACCAGAACAGCACGAACACCCAGACCACCGTTCCAGCCGGCGACTACTGGATCGACCAGACCGACGGGCCGCTGAACCAGATCAGGTTCCTTGAGCGCCCCGAGATCTACGAAGGCACCGCGATCATCGTGACCTATACCGTCGGCTACGGCAACATCCCCGACCCTCTGGTGCACGCGATGATCGCGCTGGTCGGGCACTGGTACAACAATCCCGAGGCGGCGCAGCCCATCGGCCTGCAGACGGTGCCGATGTCGGTCGAGGCCATCCTCGATATGTACTCGATCAGGAGCCAGCTCCGATGATCTCGGGCGGCGTCCTGTCCCACGTGGCGACCCGTCTCGCCGCCAGCGATGCGCAGGATGCGCTAGGCATGCGCACGGACGTATGGACGGAGTCTGGCACCTTCCGGTGCGACCTGCGGAACGATTCGACCACCGAGCAGCAGTACGCCGACGGCGTGGTCGTGGTGCGTTCCTGCGAGGTCCGCGCGCGCTGGCAGGCGGTGCAGAAGGTCGGGCTCACGGAACTTGATCGGCTGTCGCTGCGCGGGCGCACCCTGCGCGTCCAGTCAATCCGCAACCTCGATGAAGCCGACCGTGTCGCGGTCATTCTCTGCGAGGAGATCAACTGATGGCGTCGATCGAGTCCGCCATCCGCGCCATGCTGATCCGCTCGACGCTGCTGTCGAGCACATCGCCCATCGACGTGCCCGACGCGCGCGTGACGCACGGCTACCGCCTGCAGTCGAGCGAGCTTCCTGCAGTGACCTTCGAGGTCGCCACGACCGTGCCGGCGACCATCGGCGTGGTCCGTGAATCGGAACTGACGATCACCTGCATCTGCGACACGACCGTCGACGCGAGCAGCCTGGTGGACTACATCGAGGCCAGCGTGCTCGCCACGGGCACGTCCGACACCGTCGACATTCATGCGCTCGTCGTGAAGTCGAAGACCGTCGCGGCACCGACCGCCGGACTCGGCGACGAGCAGGAACCCGCCACCGCCACCCTCACCGTCACCGTTCACTGGGAGCCCTGATATGGCCGTCTTCAACACATCCGGGTGCTCGCTCTCCGTCGGCGGCACCGCCCTCATTAACCTCATCGACGCCACCGTCGAGCTCTCCATCGAGACCATCGACACCACCGAGATCGGCAACCTCGACCGGAAGTTCATCTCGGGCATCCGCACCGGCACCATCTCGGGCAACCTGTACTACGACCAGAACAACGCGCAGATCGCCGCGCTGGAGGCTGCGGTGAAGTCGGGGGCAACGGTCGCATTCGTCTTCACGCTGCACGCCAGCGCCACCTACTCGGCGAACGCGATCATAACCAGCTTCTCGCCGAGCGCCGCGGTGGCCGATGTGGTCCGCGTTGCCTTCTCCGCGCAGATCACGGGCGAGGTCACGATTGCCTGATATCCGCGCCATCCTGAGCCTGCAGCCCATCGCGGCCGAGTGGAACGGGTGCCGTTTCCAGATCTCGCGGCCGACGCTCGCGGATCTCGTCGAGGCGGTCGACGTGAACGCGAAGAGCCCCGAGAACGCGCGCGCGTGGTGCCTGTACCGGCACTGCCAGGACACGGACGGCAAGCCGCTGTTCGCCGACGTGGCCGACGCCATGGCGGCGCCGGCGGGATTCGCGGCGAAGGTGGTCCCGCAGATCGAGGCGTTGTACAACGAAGGCGTGGACTAGGTCGGG